GTTCTCTTTGATATTCACCTGATGGCATCAGATAATCTTTAGCGGTACGCTCTCCTTCACGATAACCTTCTGAGATTTGTTTATCAACAGCTTTGTTCCACCAGTCTTCAGATTTAAAGATATTACGACCACCCGCAAGATTGAGCAAATCTTCTTGTGCTTTTTTAGCCTCAGGAAGCATCCCTCTTGCTAATGCCATACCAAAGTCAAGCGCAGCCATGCTAGCCTCCTAATGTATTTTGTTCTTCGTCTAACCCGACTTCTGGAGTTAATCGTGTATCAGATAACAACATACGCTTACCGCCACGTCCTGTTGCACGACGTTTAGCTGCCATTTGTTCTTGTAGATCACGTTTTTCATCTTGAGCTTGTTGACGCATGCGCTCTGTTTCTGCTCTTTGTGCAGCTAATTGTGCTTCTGCTGCTGATGTGTCTGGCTTACCGCCACCGAATACACCACCCATTAGGTTCTCCTCATAATATAATAATCTGTTTTATCTGTACTATACTCTTTCAAAAGACCTTCAGATTGAAAACCTAAACATCTAGCCCAAGAAACAGCACGTTTATCAGTGGATCTTACAGTAATTTGTATACGATGTAAAGAAAATAATATCTCACATATATCAAAAAATGTATTAGCACCCTTAGTCATCGCGATTGGATATCGTCTTGCTTCATCTGAGAATAAAGACCACGCTTCACCCAAGCCTTCCCATATAACAACAGTGCCAAAAATAGCGACAGGAATGCGATGCAACATTGCAGTAACGCAAGGACCACATTGAGATTGATAAACCACACGGCGTTTTCGATCGCTTTGAGGAACTTGAAAAGCTGTGTCATCAGATAATCCTTTAAAGTTATTTAAATGTTCGTAGGCAAATGGATGATAAGTGACACCTTTAACTTTTGGCATATACTCATCAAGATGTTCTTGACTAATTGAATATATCAAAATCTGAATTGACTACAGTTTGTGAGATTAATGTATTCTGTGTCAGTGCTGATTTGGTCATGCGTTTATGTTCACCACCGCCTAAGAGTAAGTAGCCAAATGCATCACCAATGTGTGAGTGTTCGTTTTTATTTGGACTATCTTTGAATCGTTCTTGTCCAGCACCAACAGCCACCCGTTTAAAGTGATAGCCTCCAGATAAAGATTTACGAATACGCTTGCATGATGTATGCACTAACAATCCGGGTTTACCATTAATTAAGCGTTGCATTGGAGCTGCTGCCCCTTCACGTCGTACTTGAAAATTGTTAGAAGGTGTTGGCTGTGCGCGCAATCCTAATGTCCGTAAATAATCAAATGCAGTGACTTCATAAATCGCATCACGTTGCATACCGGCTGGATCTCCCCACACCATCACTTGTGCTTTTGGATAACGTGCATTGATCTCGGCTAACAACTGTTGACCAAATCTTTCCAGACCCATATCTTCTGTCACAATTTCATGCAGAATAATCCAACGGCCATTAGCTAATCGTTGCCCGATTGCGGCTGCCGGTGTTAAACCGAAGTCTAATCCTATGTGCAATGGTAACGTTGGATCGTATTCCACGTCTGATGAACTCATTAACTGGTCATCATATTCTGGCCATACAGGTCGTCCTTCTTGGACGTATGTAAATCTACCTTCAGCGTAACATCTAATCCAATCTAAGTTTTTACCCCCTAGCATTTGGTTATAATATCCACCTGGTAAGTTACGTACATTTTCTGCTTTAGGATTTATTTTCCACCAACGACCACCCGCAAAGATGTGATCGTTTGCTTCTGGATTCTCAGGTAAGTTCTCCGGTGATACTTCTACGACTCCACCCGGTTGTTGAAAGAAGTCCCATCCATACTTACCCGTGATCGGTTCTTTGGTGCTTAAACGAAACCACCAGTGGTCATCGTCCATGGGGTTAGTATCCATCCACACACCGTGCCAAGTAGGCCCTCCATCCCGTTGCGTTGGATATCGACCAACACGATGAGTAAGACCATCAATAACAGCCTTAGGTAATTCTCTTGCTTCATTGACCCATGCTCCTGTTAGTTCTAATGATAATAGTTTACGTACATCTTTAGGTTGGTCCAATGCTAAAAAGATTACTTCACAATCGATGCCAGCGGCATCACCTCGGGAGGGTAGGCGTATGTGATGTGTAATCGGAGGTGTGTATAACATCGGACCAAAAGTGTTTTCAGGAAATAACTCTTGCCATGTTTTAATTGTTGTTGTCTTTAATTCTGGATAAGAGTTCCTGACAATTACAAATCTGGTGTATCTAATCCCATCAACGGGTGATGGTTTTTGTTTGACGGCACGCATCATGATTTCAGCAGCACACGCGTAGGACTTCCCCGAACCTACAGGACCCATCAAGCCTCTGACAAAAGCATTGCTTTGTAGAAACTTATAAGTCGTCAGTGCGCCACTGAAGTCAAGATCAATGCCCGGACCCGCTAGGCTTTTCTTACTACGTTCTTTTTTATTGCTCATCGTCGATGTCTTTAAACTGCATTGTCACCATGCGTTTGAGTTCTTGATTCTCTTTCCATAGCAAATCAATAATCTCCATGACTCTTGAGTTATTGAGATGTGCCATGGCAAACTCTTCACGCAGTTGCTCAATCTTTGGTTTGAGATCCATCTTTAGTCTCCATGTGTTTAACTAAAAAAGCAACATAATGTTGTAACTTCCGCAAGTCCTCAACACCCCCCTTGTCCTTCCAGCGTAGTGCATACTTTATAATATTACCATTCAAGAATCCTTCATAGGCCTCGTCTGATAAATACTCTTGCATAATGTCTATAGGTTGAATGGCATGTCGCTTATAATGGTCGCCACCAACTTGGACATCTTTTGGGTCACTCATCTTTTTTTCTTCCTAATCTTTTTTGTGCGTCTTGTGCAAATTTTACCACAATTTCAAAATGTTTCTCTGGTGCTTTTAGTATCTTGTCAATCCATGCAGTATTTTTATCAAAGTCCTTCATCTTGTCCTTCTGTTCCTCGACTATCCTCAGAAACTTCTGTCTCGATTGACTGTTTAGGTTCTTCATAATATGTTGTTGTCTCCGGTGCTTTTACGTTAATGCCAATCACAGATGGCTTATCTGATTCGTCAGGACTGTCTAATAATCCAGATGCTTTCGCTAAGATTCTTAAAACACCCACTTTATCCCAAAGCTCAATATCAATAGTTGTATAACTATTACCTTCCTTATCGGTCTTGGTAACAGTCTTAATACTCTTGATAGCTTGTAATGCATGCTCAGGAATATCTTTGCTTGCCTTGACCTTAATGTTACCTTCACTATCCCACTCCATAATATCTGTTGGTTTAGTATTAGCAATACTGAGAAGCGTGTAGGAGACAGCTTCTCTGTTTGCTGCTAATGTCGTAGACCGCTCCAAGTTCTTTTGCAAGGCTCTGACACCCCCATACCCGGCAAGACTTGGAATCGGTTTACTTTTATTTTTTGTCTCAGCCATTAGAAAGGTAAGTCGTCTTCAAGTTCATTTAAGTGATCTGAGGACACAGCCTGATTCGTTGACTGCGTATTTTGTACTGGTGCTTGCCCACCTTTGTTCGCCACAGGATTACCAATTCGCAC